GGATATCCAAGATTCCACATGACTAATGAATATCGCACTCCTTTCGTTACAGGTTTAACTCTATGCCATACAAATGAAGGAAACACAATAATAGATCCTTTTGGAAGTATTTCTTTTGCTCGCCTTAAATGTTTAGCTTCTTCTCTCATATGGGGTTCATAGTTTCTAAAATCAAACTCTAATTCACCCCCTTCATATTCGGACCCATCAGTTAATTGACAAGTCATCGAAAGCTTTCTAATTTTACCATGTTCAGGACCTTGTTTTTCATATGGTTTATCCCAACCATCACAATGCCAGTCATAATATTGATTAAGTTTATATTTTGTAAATTGACAAGACTCTGATCTATCCCATTCAAAATTCCAACCTGCAGCTCTATTTGCTTGATGAATGTATGGGTGAAGTTCTCTATATATCCATGGATCATTGAGCCATACTAAATCTGAATTTCTTTTTCTTTTCATATCTTTTATTTCTTCTTTAGTAAGTTCTCTATCTCCATAACCACCAGTTCTAGCCATAGTTTCTGCTTGTGATAAACCATATTTAATTATGTCATCACATAGTTTTGGTGGTATTGCTGAAGTAAAATACCAATAATAATTAGATATATTCATAAGTTATTGTTTGAACAAAATTCAAACTATCTTTCTGTCTGTTGTTTAAATAATACATATTAGTTGATGGAAACATAATAAACATATTATCTTTTAATTCTATATCCCAACTTCTTCCTTTTCTTCTATTATCATCATAGAATATTCTCACAAAACAGTTATTAGTTTTTACACCATAAAGTAAAGTGTAATCTGGTGAGTTTCGTAAATCGACTGGATCAATATTAAGTAATGGTTCTGTCTGTTGATTAGGTTTATACATATCACCCCAAGTTCTTTTATTCACTAATTGAAAACCATATTCTAAATTTATATGCTCACGCATATACGTATTTAACATGTCCCAAGTTCTTGAAAATGGAAACTCTGAATCAGTAAATGTAGATTGTAAAATGTCGCCTGATAATTTATCTCGATCTATTTCAAAACCTTTAGGCATTGAAACATCACCGAAGTATAAAGCTTGCTCTGTTAAAACTTTCTTTTGCATACCACCACCAGATATATATTATGCTTGGCTGTTTGTCAAATCCCAGGCTGTGAGTTCCAGCTGTATTTTGAGAAGTTTGTTCTTCAGTTAAAGCGGGTGCATCACCGATTGGAGATTTCCAAGATGCAGTTGCAACATGTTTTACCCATGAAGCATATGGTTTTTTAGGCCAGAAGATTTGATCATCTTCATCCCAAGTATAACCTATACCTGCATAGTTTCCTCTAAATGGAGTTCCACCGTTTTTATGTTGTCCGCCAGATGTGTTGTATGAAGTTTGAATCCACATTTGTGCAGGCCAATTATTGTGTTGTTCTAAATATTGTTGACCTACTGCTTCGTCTTCTACTCCATCAGCATTTAACATATTGTCATTATCAAGTGTTAATACTTGAATAACTTTTCCGTTTGCTCCTAGTTTTGCAAAATGTGCCATAATGTTTCTCCTTATATATTAATTTTAAATTTTAGTAAACACATAAATATTATTGATATTTGTATCTAATAACAACTATTCCTGAACCACCATTACCACCTCGTGGAGCTGCATTACATCTACCTGTATTTCCACCACCTCCTCCAGTGTTTGCAGTTGCATCAATACCTGCTATAATTGTAGGGACAGGATTATTAGGAGAAAAACCTGTGCCTCCACCGCCTGCACCTCCTGCTCCACCACTTGTACAAGAAACATCTCCTGCTCCACCGCCGCCACCACCTGAAAAATATTTTCCTGGTGCTGGTCCTGGTGTTCCTGATGCTGGAGCTATTCCAGTCGGAACTCCAATACCTCCTGCTCCTGCAACTGAAGAGGGAGTTGGTGAAGTAGGACTAGCATTTCCACCAGATCCTCCAGCTCCTCCGCCACCACCACCACTTCTCTCTCCAGCTCCACACGGAACTCCATTTCCACCATTTTGTCCTTGAGGAGGACTTACTGGCGGTTGATTTCCTGTTCCTCCTTCAAAACCAACACTTTCAGCTTTACCTCCACCACCAGATCCCCCTGGATTTACGTCACCTCCAGCTCCACCACCAGCTGATGTTATAGCATTAAAAGTACTGTTTGATCCATTATTCGCTGAACCACTACCTCCAGCTCCTCCTGAACCAACAGTGATTGGATATCCTCCAGTGCAAGTTAAAGACATTCTATTTCCTGGAGTAGGATAACCATTTAAAGGACTTGCTGTGTAAGTTGTTGTAGGTGATTTAACCTCTCTAAAACCTCCTGCTCCACCACCTCCAAATGATCCAGGGTTTCCAGCTGAACCACCACCAGCAACTACTAAATAACTTATACAATTATTTGCTGCCGTTGCACCAATTGAATTTACTGTAAAAGTTCCTGGCCCTGTAAATGTATGAATTTTATCATCTCCACAAGTGGTAATTGTTCCTCCTGTTGCACATATAAATGGGTTTAAAAAAGCCTGATTACTATTTCCTGAATTAACTACAATCCAACCTTGTGTTGCATCTGCATAAACAAATGTAGCGGTTGATTGATTAATATTAATTGTAAAATCTGATGCATTTCCTTGAATATTTGATCCATTTCTAGCAATTGTAATATTGTTTGTAGCTGATGTACCTGCATAATCTGAAACTGCAACTATATCACCAGCTGAAGGTGAAGCTGGAAGTGTAACCGTTATTGCTCCAGAAGTTGTATCTACAAAATACCCATTACCACTCACTGCTGTGAATGAAGCTGTCTTTGCAGTCGTATCCCAATCCACTGTACCTGTACGACCAAAACCTGTTTGCGTTCCATTATTCGTGATTGTTGCACCAGCAGGAATGGTAATAGTGTCACCACTATCTCCTAACTGAACTGTACCACAATTTGTTCTTGGACTAATTTTATTTACTTTTACTTCACTCATAATTTACCTATTGATATTTATACCTTATTATTACTATACCAGAGCCGCCTGCTACACCACCTGGCCCTGTACAACCTTGATTAACTGAACTTGGACCACCTGCGCCTCCACCAGTATTTGCAGTTCCTGCAGTTCCTGGAACTTGACCTGTTCCTCCAGCTCCACCGCCTCCAGAGCCTCCACTTCCTCCAGGGTTATTATCCCAAACTCCACCTCCACCACCACCAGATCTTGTAACAGCTGATCCAGTTATTGAAGATGAAACACCATTACCTCCATTACCACCACTACCTGGATTGGGAATTCCATTTGCTCCGACTGCGCCAGCTCCACCACCTCCAGCACCAGCATATCCTGGACCAGAATTTGCACCACCTGTTCCTCCATTACTACCTTGAGGAGGACTTACTGGAGGTGTATTACCTGTTCCACCTGCAGTTTTAGTGGCAGAACCTCCACCCCCTGAACCACCTGGATTGGGAGCGCCTGCTGGATCTCCACTATAACCCTGACCTCCTCCACCTCCTGTGGAAGTAATTGTACTAAAAATTGAATTTGAACCTCTACACCCATTACGATTTGGTGAAGGGCTTGGAGGATTTCCTGCTCCTCCACCACCAACTGTAATTGGATATCCTTGAGCTGTTATAGGTAATGCACTTACACAAGCACCTAATGGAGAAGAAGTATAACCAGTACCACAAGATTCTCTGTAACCACCAGCACCGCCACCTCCACCATTTACTCCAGATCCACCACCACCTGCTACTACTAAATAATCCACTTGTGATGAACCTAAAGGATTTCCTGCACATGAAACACAGAAAGTGCCAGGTCCTGTAAAAGTGTGAATTTTGTAATCTCCACAAGTGGTAATAGTTCCACCTGTTGCTTCTATAAAAACTGGAACTGGATTTTTATCTGATTCTGCTCCAGCGGAAACTACTTTCCAACCTTTTGTTGCATCTGCATAAACAAATGTTATTGCAACACCCTTATTTTGTATAACTAAATCAGAAGCATTTCCTTCTATATTAGATCCATTTCTACCCATTGTAATATTGTTAGTTTCTGCAGTTTGTGCATAATCAGATACCGCTACAATATCTCCAGCAGATGGTGATGCAGGTAATGTTACTGTAATAACTCCAGAAGTTGTATTTACAAAATAACCATTCCCACTTACTGCTGTGAATGATGCTGTTTTAGCTGTGGTATCCCAGTCTACTGTTCCTGTTCTACCGAATCCTGTTTGACTTGCACCGCATGCAAGAGTA